ACTTTTCGCCCCGATACTCGATACTCATTGCTTTGATGCCCAGGCATTGTCAACAAGATTTGGGTAGGAACGGCCAGCCTTCTTCGCACGTGCCATCGCCTTCTTTTTTTGTGAATCAGACAAAGGGGTAGATTTCTTCTTAGGATTTTTCTGATCCCAAAACGGTTTTTGTTTCATCTTTGCTCCAGAACTTTCGCATCAGATAATACCTGAAGAACTCCTTCGGGTACCTCGTACTCTACCCCAGGCAGGAAGTCATAGTGGTTGAGTCCGATGTCGCAGGACAGTTTCTTTTTCACCCTGATAGGGACAGTCACAACGGCAGGTTCCCACGTTGGTTGTTCCAACAATGTACCCACAGGGACAGCATCAAGCAGGGCTTTGGTGGCTTTACGCCAAGACCACGCCGACGCGGAACGGGCATTGACAACAGCGTTGGTTTGATGGGTTGACCAGTTTCGGTAGTGGTCAAGCATCTGTTCACACAGTTCGTCAAGGTTTGGTTCATCCCAATTTCCGATAGTGGTGGCAGGGGTACGGGTGGTGGAGACAACTCCTGTGGCGAGATACGAGAACTGTTCTTGACCTGTCGTGTCCGAGATGATGGTGGGCATACCTAACGAAATAGCTTGGAGTGGCATCAACCCGAAACCTTCCCCGCGGGAAGCCGCCACAAACACATGACCCTGCCTAAACCAGTCGCGTTGGGTTTCGTCATCCATCCAGTTGCGGTGCATCACAATCTTGGGATGTTTCACATCGGGTGTGTCACTGGCGTGTGGGGCTGCTTTGATGTGTAGTTCAGCGTCAGGTAAATCCAACCGTCGAAATGCTTCCACCACAAGATCTAAACCTTTGCGGAGCCATAGTGACCCACCGGCAAGGAATTTGAATGGGCCGTCAGGTTCGGTGTAACCAGACCAAAACTTGTTGTCCACCCCAAGCGGGATTACACGCACATCAGGGTGGTGTTGGCTGAACAGTTCACGGTTGTGTTCACACGGCACAAGAATCTGGTCATACAAGGGAAGCCACCGCAGGAAACTGTTAGGCAACTTATCTGTTTCCCACATCGTAAAAGACACCCGATGTTGACCAACAGTAAAACCACGTGAACTGTTTGGGGTGTTCATATACACCAATACTGACGCATCTTTATCTAGTGTCACTGTTTTAGGTAACACAGATTTGAAACCAGCAAGCATCGAGCCGTAGCCATACTTCGGGTCGTCAACCCCTTGCCACGATTGAAAGTTCACTCAGCTACGCCACGCTTGATTAGTTTTTCAATGTTTGGGCGGGACTCTACCTCGGCAACTGTTGACGCTCTAGCCTCTAACGCTGCGGCACCGTCAATACCTTTTGGTTGCACACCGTTCTTGCGTAGCCGTTTATAGGCGGGCATATCTTTGTCCCAGTTTTTAGCGCGTTGGTTGATTTCAGAGACAGCCTGACCACGGGTGGTGGTGGTGTTGGTGCCGAAAGATACACCGGCAACTCGACATCCAAAGCATCCTTCTACATCCAAATTCGGATGCGTTTCTTGGTGTTTCATACCGTTATGTAATCCCCGTATCCAGCGTCTCTAAGGTCTTGTTCTTCTTCGGCGGTGAGTGGGTGGATGTGTCCACCGTGGTAGGTAATGGCGATGCTGTCCTGATCCATTGGTTGATACTCGGTGAATGAACCGTCAGTCAGTTTGAACACGTTTCTTCCACGACGACCAGGCTTCAGATACGAAAAGATTCCTTCTTCACCGTCTTCGGCCCAATACACAAAGTTATCTGTTGGGGGACTGAACGTAGCCATAAACCGATAATAGCAAAAGCCCCCCGCCATTTCTGACAGGGGGCTTCCGCTAACTGGGTTCAGTCAATAATTAGGCGTTGGTGCCAATCGACGAAGCCGACTCGATACGACGGAGAGCTTCCTGACGGAACACGCCGTAACCAACGAAGTGCTTCCAACCCACAGGGCGGAAACGCTTGAGGATGTCGGTCACTGTGCCGTACACGATTGAAGGCTGTGCGCCGTACTCGCCACCAAGGGAGATACCCTTAGCAAGAGCCTGGCGACCCATGATCAATGTGCCGTACACGTCAATCGTTCCAGCGGAACCTGAGTTGTCAGATGCGTTCGCAAACAAAGGCGCGCGTGGAGCCTCAACGAAACGAACACCTTCAAACATTCCGATTTCACCGGTGTAGATGCCCTGTGGGTTGACGTAGTTAGCAGGGGTACGCCATGCTGCTGCGTCTGTTGCGCTACGGAAGTCGTAGGAAACGTCAGGGTGGATCATTCCGACATACGAACCGTTGAGTGTTGGAACGTTTGCCTTACGAAGCTGTGCAACAACACGGCGTACGTCGTTCGCTGTAAGAACGTCGTCGGAGTTGATGGTTGTACGGCTTGAAGGATCGGCTGCTCCACCGGTTGCGTAGATGACGTTGGTGCCAGCTTGGATTGCGTTACGGGCGATGGTGTCGATTGACAAACCAGCGTTGTAACCAACAGCGTTAGCGGCGATTGGGTCAACAGGAAGGAACGAGGTTGCACGGAGCTTGGCGGTGGTGACCGTTGCGTTACCGTACTCGTTCAATGTGACAGAAACTTGGCTGTCGCTCAAAGCAACAGGGGTTACGTCTTCTGCTTCGCCAAGGGCCGTTGTAGCGGCAGCCATGTCTTGGAAGATGGTGAATGTGACAGTTGCGCCAGGGTTGGTGGCGTTGGTGGCCTGAACGTCTGCGAACTGGTCGAAGTACATTTCGTCACGGAGAGCGAAGTATGCGAGCTTCTCGAAGGCGGTCTGGTCAACGGACAGGTTTGCTGTACCGGTTTCTGCTGCGTAATAATCAGCCATTTTGGGGTTCCTTTACAGGGTTGAAGTTTTTACAAATCCCCAAGATCAATACCTTGGGCTTGTGCCTCGGCAAAGATTGACATGATTTCTTGTTCCGAATTAGCGGCTTCGATGCGTTGAATCCACCCTGGTGGTGCTGGACTAACTTCTGAACCTGCCGCGATTTTGTTTGTCTCGCGCCAAGCCTGCTTGTCAGTATCAGCGACCTGTTGTATTGGTGCAATCAACTGTGCCTCTTGAGCCGCTTCACGAATTGCTTCTGGGGTAAGTTCACCGTCGTAGCCCTTGATGAAGTATTTCGACATTGGAGAATCAAGTGGAATACCTGCTTCTACAAATGCCAACTTCTTTTGGACTTCGGCAGATGCTGCGAGTTGCTTTTGGGCTTCTCGTAGGTCTTTCTCCAGTTGCTTCATCCTCTGTCGAACGGGGTTTCCGCCGTTTGAGGATTCTTGCTCCGTGAAGTCTTCTTCCGAATAATCGTCAAAATTTGACATATGGCACTCTCCTGAGTTTGAAGGCCGCACTGGTCTTGGAGGAAGAACAGTGGCTCCTTTGGTTGTTGCACCCCATTATGTTCGTTGCTAATTCGGGGGGCGATTAGCAAGTCCTCCCATCGGGATCGGGTTTATTGTTACATAACTTTTTATGTTACGCAACGACCTAGCCGATGGTAGTCAATCCTGTTTGTGTACCTTGGCTTGTTGCGAATGAACCGCCTGCTTCAAACTCTGCTTGACGGCGACGACGACGATCAGCGATTGCTTTACGTGCTTCAGCGTTTGTGCCGAATGTTCCAGCGATGGCTTGTTCTTGGCTGATGGTTTCTTCACCTTGCATCTGCCCTTGGAACAGTTCTTGACTTTCGCCTAATGCTTGGAACCCTGCTTGTGCTTGCTCACCTGAAATACCGGCACGGGCAAGTTCTTCGGCTTGCGCCCTACCTATTGTCATCCCTGCTTGGGTGGTTCCAGCCGCAGCGATCTGGGCTGAACGGGCTTGGCGTTCTGCTTCGTAACGATCAAAGGTGGGTCGCATCCGTTGAGGGTCAATGAAATAGGCAGCCAGTTCTCCTTCGGATACTCCGTAGAGACGTTGGAATTCAGCGACTACTTGGGGTGGGGCTTGACGGACAGCTTGGTATCCGAGTTGTGCGCGAGCCTCGACTTCTTGTACAGAGACATCGTTGGCGATGAAGTTCTGAAAGTCTTGTGGTTGGTCGTAGAACCCTGCGGGCATACCAGCGTTTTGAAGGGCTTGCTTGTAGTCGCCTTCAAGACGAAGGTATTGGCTGACGCTGTACTGCGGTTTGCCTGCTGCTTTGAGTGCTTGGTTTGCGGGGAATCGTTCCTGAAACACAGGATTGTCACGCAACTGAATACCGATGTCGTCAACGGTGGATTCAGGGCCGATTGCTTTCCCTGTCCATGCAGTCCTGATTGCGTCAACAAGACGGGTATCGGTATCTGTCACCAACCCGTAAAACTTAAGTGTGTTCACAAGAATGTCAAATGCTGACTGGTCTTCCATTACATAACCTTTCCAAAGGCTTGAGAGATACTGCTGGCAAGTTGGCGAGCTTCACGCTTAGCGTTCTCGGTTTTATCCCAACCGTACTTCGCATCTGATCGGAGAAGAATTTCCCACTCACCCGATGTCATCATCCGCTTCTGACCTGTCTCGCCATAGTTGTATGCCGCTTCAAACATTGCTTGCCCCATGTCAATCGAATCGGTGGAGCGTTCAAGGATGGAAGCAGCCTGCTGTTGGAATGGTGAAGAAAGTT